AGATTACAAATTCTGTTGAACAGAACGCGAGAGGAATATGTGACCAAAGTTGATAACAGCGTCTCAATGAATAGATTGTTTGGCAGGCTCGACGCTATCGACGCTAAGATGGATCGCATATTAGAACGGAAGTAAAATGCTACGTTTTTTTATAACAAGTTTTTTCATTATTTTTGGCAGTTTTGTTTATGCTGAAGATGACACAATAAATACCAATACCAATATTAATTCCAGTGGGTCTATGGATACGACGATCAACAGCCCACCACCATCAGCAATCTCACCACAAGTAAGTACAAGTGGATCTGATTTATGTGTCGTGGGGATTTCAGGCGCAGTACAGACGCAGATATTAGGCATTTCTGGCGGCAAGACTGTAAAAGACTTGAACTGTGAACGCATTAGGGCAAGTAAGCTACTCAGCGATTTAGGAATGCGTGTTGCTAGTGTGTCACTGTTATGTGCCGATGATAGGGTCAAAGAGGCAATGAAAAACGCTGGCACGCCCTGTCCAATCAATGGGAAAATAGGAGATGAGGCCAGACTTGAATGGGAGATGAAAGCTGTGGAAGCGCGTATTAGCGAAGACCAGAAAAATCTAGTAGAAAGGCTTTTTGATGAACAAGCTGAAACTAAAATTGGGCTTGGTGTCATTATCGGCACTTTGTTTATGTTGCTCTTACTCTAGCGCAGATCCATTTAAGTATGGTGCAAGCGCTAACGCCGCCAGAAATGGTCTAAGCTGGGCTATGTCATCTGTCTTTCCGCCTATTGGTGGCATTGATATAAATGGCCTGATTTACAGGTATAGAACAGAAAAAGAAACTGAAGCAGACATGAAAGTCACTGTCGGCAATCTTAATTTTGATGGCGATGGGTATGCGTTTAGCGAGACTGACGATTGGTCTGGCGTCCCATCCAATACAATTACAAAATCATTTCCACTATCGAACATACCATTAGAGAGATGGGGCGATGGGTCTATCACAGTTGAAGGCGAAGGCGTCGTCAAGGATGCCACAGTAATTTACACATTTAGAGTTGATGAGTGCTATGACCCACAGCTAAACCCAAGTTGCGCTGGTTATGTGAAGCCAGTGCCAGAAGTGCCTATAGTTGAGGTTTATAATGCATTAGAAGATGACGCTGTTGTGGATACTATTGAAGAGGAAGAATACGAATACCCAGACGATGCTGAAATACCAGAAGATGATGAAGATAATGAGAAACCAACTAAAATAGAGCTGGGTCTGATGTCTGCTGAAAATGCTTTGACTATGTTTCAAGATTATAATCAAAATGAGCTTATCAATATGATTAACAATCAAACCAATTTGCAAACGTACTATGATCTCAAGATAAATGGTGGTATATACAAAGATAAGCATAAATTAAGTCAAAAACAAATGCCAGATAACAAAAGAGCTTTAAGGGCGAATTTGGCACAACAACTAAAGCATGAAAAAATGGTAGACATGCAGTACAATAAGTGAGGTTAATATGAAATATTTAGCAATTCCACTGTTAGCACTAGCCACACCAGCTTTTGCAAATAGTGTAGACATAGTCGGCAATGTGGCGGCTAAGTGTGTAATCCAAACAACTAAAACTGGCGCATACGGAAATCCGACGCCCAGCAAATTATCAACATCGGCGTCTGATGGTGGAATATTGCCAGAGATCCGCATCGATGTTGCTATAGCAAACAGTTACACAGCCAACATCACATACCCAACAAGTTTTACATCATCACCATCTCTAAATGACGTTGTAACGTGGACGGGATCTGTTGCAGTGAGCAATACCAGTGACGCTGGCATGTCAGGATATGACAGCGCTAAAACTGTTTCTGGGGCTACTACATCGTACTCATTAACAACTGCTGGTTCTACATGGTTTGCTGTATCAAGTGTGGCTGAGTACGGCGGCGGAAGTAACAAGCCGTTTACGGGAGGCACTTATATTGCCCAAAGTACCGCATCATGTATACCAAACTGAAGGCACTTGTAATCATTACGTTATTGGGGTCTGGCGTATCTGCTCACGAACAGACCCCTGCCTACCCAAAAATGAAGTATTCCACAGTTAAAGATGTGGTAAAATTTGAGCTGTCTATATTTAACCAGAGAGAGCGCGTTAAATATTACAGAATAGCACTATTTGATAAAAATTTTGTAGGGCTTCCATTTTCCACAAGGCATAGAATAATAAAAGTTGATTACCAAACCAGAAAAAACTTTGATGTATATGTTAAAAAGAGCGATATGGACGAGGCGCAATATATATGCACAATATCAAAGACTATGAAAGAACGAGGTTCTAAGCCATTTGTAAGATCTATGGTATGTTCAAAGATTACAGGGGGAACTAAATGAAATATGCAATCATTCTATCATTAATTGCTGGCAGTGCGTTTGCTGATAGCTCGTCATTGTCTCTGGCGTTACCGACGCCAAATCTGAATACACAATCCGACAGAATAAGATCTGGCAGTATTGAATGCTCAAACTCTATCTCAGGCTCGACACTTCTGGAATATGGCTTAACTGGCCTGCTGTCTGGCCTTAACACTGACGCGAGAGGCAAAGATATTGGCGTTTATGCTCGCATTGTTATTCCACTGAATGCACCAAGGAAGCGTATTGAGTGCCAGAAATTATTTGAGGTGGAGCTGTTGCAACGCAAAATGGAAATTCGCATGTTGCAGGAAGAGCTGGACGCCATGAAAAACTTGCAATCTTCAGAAATGGAATTTGAGAACTAATGGTCGATACAACAAAAATTGCAGATGGTATTGATGGGCTGGCAGATCGCCAAATCAAAGCTGGTGGCATGAAGTTAACGGCTGGGTCAATATTGGCAATATTTGCGTTTCTATCTACAATTGGATCTGGACTATATGGCGGCTTGCTGATGTGGCAAAAGATCGAAGAGGTTGCTGGCCTTGATTTGCAGGAATACCAAACTCAAATGGAATTGATGGACGCTAACATTCAACAAACTATGGATTACACACGCGAGATCAAAACTGGATTGCGTGATGATATTTTGAGCATCGAGCGCCAAGCCGATAGAGTTGAGGACATGGTACGCAAATCTGAGGACAATGTTAGGGAGATGATCGACAAGGCTGAGGTGCGCTTTGAAAATCAGAGAGAACGTGTTAGAGTTTCACAAAGTGGCGAGATGAAAGAACTAGAAGATAAATTAACGAAGAAACTGCAAAGGGCGCTAGACAATCCTCTGGCGGATTAACATGGATGAATTTAAAAAATTTGATGTAGATGGAAATGGCACTATTGATCAGGCTGAATGGGATCGCATGGCGCTGGAAGACAGGCGTTTACGAATGCAGGATGAAGACGCCCAGCGTGATGCACAACGCAGAATGACATGGTATGCCCTGTCAGGGATGCTCCTATACCCCTTTGCGGTCATTCTAGCAGATGTATTTGGATTAATTGAAGCCGCCAAAATATTAGGTTCAATGGCAAGCATTTACTTTGTGTCTGTTGCTGGCATAGTATCTGTATTCTTTGGGGCAAACGCATTAGCGAAAGGAAAAGATAAATGATAGCTGGACTAGGATTATTAGGCAAAGTTGCAGATCTTGCTGGAACTATGATCGAGGGCAAGACTGCTGTGAAGCAGGCTGAAGCCCAAACTAAAATGAAAATAGCGACAGGTGAGATTGATTGGGACATTGCCGCTATGAAAGCTACTGAGAATAGCTGGAAAGACGAGTGGATTACATTGCTGTTTAGCATACCACTTATTCTGGCGTTCTGTGGCGATTGGGGTAATGGCATTGTGCAAGCTGGTTTTGCGGCGCTGTCTAATATGCCTGATTGGTATCAATACAGTTTAGGTGGTATTGTGAGTGCATCAATTGGGATGCGTGGTGTGAGTAAATACTTTGGGAGTAAAAAATAATGTCAAGAGAAACAAAAGCGGCGAAAGGTTTGTGGACAAATATTCACAACAAGCGGAAAAGGATCGCGGCTGGAAGTGGCGAAACTATGCGTAAGAAAAATACCAAAGGTGCGCCCACAGATAAAGCAATTAAAAAATCACAAACAAAAAAGAAAAAGGCATAGCTATGACAGAAGCGATGAAAAAATTGCAAGATAAAGTCGGCGTTGGGGCAGACGGACATTTTGGCAAAAACACGGCTAAGGCCATTGCCCAGCACTACGAGCTATCTAATGAGAGAGCCGCGCATCTAATGGGTCAGGCGAGCCACGAAAGCGGTCACTGGCGGCATACAAGAGAAAATCTGAACTACAGCGCGGATAGTATGATGCGCGTCTGGCCTAGCCGATTTCCTGATCTGGCATCCTGCGAGGGATATTCTCGAAACCCATCAGCACTAGCCGATAAGGTTTATGGTGGACGCATGGGTAATTCTCCGACGGAAGGTAAAATTTTCACTGGCAGAGGTTATCTTATGATCACAGGGAAAAATAATTACAGGGCATTCAGCTCTGACATGGGCTTACCTGAGATTATGACAGACCCAGATCTGGTGGCTGAGGATTACGCATTTGATACGGCAATGTGGTTCTTTAATAAAAACAAGTTATTCGACATTGCAGACGATGGCGTAAACGATGAGACTATTTTAAAAATCACTCGTCGAGTAAATGGTGGCACTCATGGCCTTACGGACAGAACAGGCGAAACAAAAAAGATTTATGAGTGGCTCAACGCATAGTAACAATATTGGTAGAGCTGGGGAATTTCTGGCTCTATCAAGATTAGCCTTTGCTGGCATTTCTTGCATTTTGGTACAGCATGAAGTTGACGATGCGTATTTAAAAACGCCAAGCGGCGAACTTCTGACTTTACAAGTTAAGACTGCCAGCAAGACAACTGGAAATAAAACCCAGTATCGCTGGGGAACAAGCCCAGTGGGAAACAATAAAAAATCCGATATATATGCATTGGTGGCGTATGATATACGAAAGATCTATTGGGCTAGGGGAGATGATCCAATTATCAAAAAAACATCAACTCGCTTGTACCCAGAACAGTTTGTAAATGAAGACGAATTATTAAAGCAAGTAATAAACAGCTTCATAAGCTAAATAAACTGCTTGAAGATTTATGTAAATTTACATAATAAAACGTGTGGGCAAAGTCGGGCATGGCTTTCCCACACGATACATTATTTTTTCTTAAAGTAAACGTAGCGCAATGACCTTGCCCCTGCGTTACCGATAATTGGCGTGGTTCGCTCATAAGCTCGGTCAACTAAATTTTGCATATACAAGACGTTTAATGACCAAGCCAGATCTGAAACGCCCAGACCAGTGCCAATTGCAACCATTGTCGTTGTGGCGCGTTTGCCCCTGTCTATATACTTTAGTATAGTTTCAGTTTTCTTTTTTGATATGGGCTTGATTTTTCTGAGATCATTATCACTCACAAAGTTTTTATGTGATGATTTGTTTACAGTGATTTGTCGTGGCCTATCAAAAGTTTTGTTAATCTTATTTCTCAGGCCACGTTTGATTTGGCTTTTCTCAAAATTATACATCAGGTGTGAATACATGATCTCAAACTTATGCGTAGGCTCATCCCTCATTGCTTTGGCGACTTGTTCTTTCGTCGCATAAGCGAAAGCTGGTGTTCGAGGTTGTTCAGTATCGCCAGTTGCTCCTGCATCATGAACAGATAAAAGCTCTTGGTTCTCTTTTCTGTTCCCTTCAGATCTTCCTGCACGTTCTCGTTCAACTTTATTGATCTCGTCACAGCCTTGTAACAATCTTTTGCATTCATGATTTATCTCCTTATTCATTATCATGTCCTTTAAATTTTCCGTTGGCATCCAAATCTGGAACACGAGTTCTAGCTTTTGGCATTTCTGGTAGTATTAAACCAGTGCCAGCGCAGTTTGTGCAATCAGCCTTTTCATACAGGTAAGTTTCATGAAAGATATTATAATCTTTCTCGAATAGCGTTTCGCCTGCTCCATTACATTCTGGGCATGGATAATATTTACTTGCCATTGGATAATCCTTTCGGCCTAAGTTTTGGTACAATAAATGACGAGCTGATGTAGCTTGTCTCGATGCACTGAGCCATGCTGTCCATTTTTTCATATGGCTTGTAGACTGCTGGCAATGCGTCGCCACACTCACGCGCACTGCGATACAGCGTGGTATCCTGTAGCTCTACGCCGCCAATGACATACGTGAGAATGAGTGTTGTGTAGAATGTCATACTATTCTCCTTCCCACATGTGTTTGACCATAGTATAGGTGCAATTATTTATAGTCGTCATTGCCATTCTTTTGATTTCATTTAATGGCGTACCAAGTTTTAAACGAAACTTACTTAAATGATTTTCTACATGGCTTACTGATTTCCTGCCAAAATTTGGTATACGATGCAAAGATGCTGGAGTGTAACTTAATAAATCGTAATTATAAATTTCCATATTCCAATCAATATGATCAAATTCATTTCTTATTAGATTATATGTACGCACTGGCAGGGAAGGTCTGTCAATCTCAGCAAATAATGCCCTATGTAAAATTGGATCATATTTTTTAAGAGATTTAAATAAAATATCTCTTAATTCTATTTCATTCGCTTTTTTAATTGCCTTGTTAATTTCTTGGCAGTCTCCTATTGCGTCAAGCTCTTCACCATATATAACTGGAAATGGCTTAATGTCTGGCTGTATTGCTGGAAGAGGTTGCTCAATAGCAAAGAATGCTGGATTTACAATAAGCGGCGGATCTTCATTTGTAATTTCAGTGCAAATCCATTTACACCCACCATCCAATTTGTCTTTAAAATTTGGGATAACTTTACCAACAATGATGTCAGCACATTTTAACCAAGTAATGCCAGCGCCTTCTAAGATTTTCTTTGGTAGAAATACCTCATCATGTGTTGATTGTAAGTAAGCAAAGCCGAAGCCATGCTCATGAATTGATTTGATAATTAGTGTTTCCATTTTATTCTCTTTCTTCAGTTAATATTTGTGTTCTAAAAAATCCCTGATATTGGGGATGCTCATGCATAAAGAAACGTGCATAATATGGCGTATAGTTATTACTCATTTTAAACTCTTCGCCATTTGTTTCAATATCGGTATGCCATCTAATGCGCTCAAAGATTGCTTT